CGCTGGCGTGATCGCGGCACGGGCGGGGCAGGCCGCGATGCGGTGGGCGATTGGGCGGGTAATTATCAACACTTTTGGGTGACACTATGAGCAGCACACTTCGAGCACTCGCCGACAGCCTCGCCACTGGCTTGCAGTCCGTGACGTGGGGCATCGCGTCCACTGTCGTGGAACGTCGCAACTGGGCAAATGTGGACGTCGATGCGATGGCATCGCCACGAGTGTTCGTCGTGCCGGGAAACGCAGACGTGACGCGCATCAGCCGGCAGGTGATGCAGGTGGACTACACGGTGTCTGTGTTCGTCGGGCGGCATGTGAGCACTGATGCAGAGGTTGATGGCATGCTCGACCTGGCAGACAGCGTCATGCTCCAGGTGCGTGCTCATTCGTTTGGCGCTGGCGTCACGTGGCCGGCTGGCGTCACGAGCCCGCAGACGGTGAGCATTGACCTGAATCCTGACGACGCACTGACTGAGCGGAACGTCTGGCGGGCCGTGATCACGGCGACGTACCGGGTGTTTGAAAGCAACACGCTGCCGACGCCTGCACCGTAGGAGGCTGCTATGCCGTCGATGCTTTCTGGCATGAGTCGGGCTTTCATCCGCCCCGGCATGATCGGCGGCAATCGCCGCGAGATGTCTGGCGATACGCTTGGGCGGCTGAATCTGCGGGCGAGCATTCGCGGGAACTTTTTTGACAAGCCGAAAGTCAGCCGGATGATCGGCAAAATGAACGCTCGCGTGTTGTCAATGCTCGGCAAGGACATCAAGCAGGAAGCCAAGGCGGGCATCGGGCGTGGCAAGGGCAAGGTCAGCGCAGCCTCACGCAAGAGGCTCGGGCGTGGCAAGCCGACTGAGTTCGTGGGCGGGCTGTACCTAGACATCACCGGCTACTCTGCCGGCGAGCCTCGGCCGGCGGGCCAACCGATTAAGTCGTGGGCGCCAAGGAAGTTTATCTACAACGACATTGTAAACTTCTTTGATCCTGCCCGCATGACAGCCGTGATCGGCACCTACAAGACGAAACCGTGGCTGGCACAGCTGCACCAGATGGGCGGCACGGTGAAGCAGACGGCGTGGCGGATCGGCGTCGGCGCGGCACGCAATGCGTACCTGCGGAAGTCAGCCGGCAGGAGCGGTGCAGGACGTGATGCCAGCGGGCGTTTCACAAAGGGGCAGAGCTTCGGCCCACAGAAGAACCAGTACGAATACGGTGCCTTGATCTGGCAAATCGACAAGGCTGGCAGGTTCAAGAACTCCCGCAACTGGGAACGCACCACCATCACCCGTATGGCACGCTATCCGGCCCGCCCGTACATGCAGGGCTCCAAGCGTGTGGATGCCGCCGTTGCCAAGGCCAACGAGAAGTGGCGGAACATGCTCGCCCGAAACTAGCCACGGCATACCCGGTCTAGATTCCGCCCTGCTGCCCATACCGTGAGCGAACCAGCCGCACCGCTGGCACTCGCACACGAGGACACCACATGGCCGTAGGCACAGTTGAAGTCACGCTCGGTAAAGACGTGGCTATTTCGGGCGTTGCCAATGCCCGTTCTTGCACAGTCACAAACTCAGCCAGCGACGTGGACGTCACGAAGTTCGGCGACACGTCCCGCAAGTTCCGCAAGGCTCTTATCGAGCAGACGATTGAGCTTGAGTGCGTTGACGAACCGAGCGTCACCATCGGCGGCACGTTCACCATCAGCGGAACGAAGACCGGCGACGCCACCTACATCTGCACAAACATTGCCAAGTCTCAGCCACTCGACGGAATCATCACCTTCACCGTCAGCGGCTCACGCACGGCCTAGGACTAATTCACCACACACGCACAGGAACAATCACGCATGGCTATCACGCTTGGCAAGGACGGTACTGGCATTCCGACACCCACAGGGGGGAATGCGATTGAAGGCGTTATCTCGGCGACGTACACCGAGGAGTGCGAGACGATTGACATCAGCAATCGCAGCAACGTCGGCGGCACTAGCGGCACTCCTGGCCGCAAGGCTTCCAAGGCTGGCTTCACCACGAAGACGTGGGAAATCGAGTGCCACGATCCTGACGGGCTGCTCGCGTCTCTCAACGCTGCCGGCACTTCCGGCTCGTATTCGGTGATGAGCGTGTCGGAGGCGGTGTCAATTGATGGGGCCGTGGTCTATTCCGTGACGCTAAAGGAATTCTAATGGCGATCACGCTGGGGAAGGACTGCACCATCACGCTGGATGGAGGCCGCATCTTCAGCGCTCGCAACGTGACGCTGACAGAGTCTGCCCGCACCATTGACGTCAACCCGTACGGCAGCAGGTACGCAGCGACCTACAGCACGGGGTACGAATGCACCGTGAGCGTTGAACTGAACGACGACGCCGACCTCGGCACGGCGTTTCAGAAGATGCACACGGGCGGGACGTTTCAAGTAGCTGGCGGTGCCGCTGGGTTTGGGTTTCTCGCCGTAATGACAGGCATAAGTGAGACAGACCCGATTGATGGCGTGGCGACGTTTCAGCTAGAGGGGCGTATGACCGATCCGAGACTTGTGCGATAGCAGGGGGTGCAGCGTGCGTGAGTTCAAAGACGACGAGGGCAGGCCGTGGCGTCTGGCGTTGACCGTAGGGTCAGCGCTTCGCGTACGGGACAACGTCACCATTGACGTCGTTGACGAGGCGACCGGCGAGCGTAGGCCGCAGCCTTTCGACATGGTCGATGCTGCTGGCGTCACGCAGACGTTTCAGGTGCTGCGGAGCCAGTACGCAAAGATCGGCGAAGTGCTTTACGCCATGCTGACCAAGCAGATTGAAGCCAAGGGGCTGAGTCGTGAGGACTTCTTTGAGGGTCTTCGCGGCGACGCTCTTGATGCGGCGACGAAAGCGTTGGAGGCCGAGCTTGTCGATTTTTTCCCGCCGCGCCTCCGGTCGATGATCGGGCTTCTCGCAACAAAGATGGACGAAGTGCAAAGCGAGATGCTCGACAGAGCGGAGGCGGGGCTGAAGGCGGCGACGGTGGAGAAGCTCGCAGGTCAATCTGGGACGCCATCTGGGAAGCCGCTGGAATCCTCGGAATCCATCCCGGCAAGTGGACCGTCAGGCAACTCTTCGCCGCTCGTGACAGCCGCCTAGAGCATCAATGGTGGCACACCGCCAACCTGTTGGCGCAAAACGCGAATATAAACCGAGACAAGCACAGCCCGAGAGTAGACCCGCGAAAACTCAACCCATACGCCAAGCAGCCCAAGCCACGGCAGGCCACGCCGGAAGACCTGGCTAGGCTGTTCGGCAAGGACTGGCAGAAACACGTATGAGCGCTGGAGCAGTTAGAGCGGGCGGCGTGTTTGTTGAGATCGGCGCCGACCCGAGGAAGTTCTTCTCGGCGCTGACCAAGGTCAACAAAAGCCTCGGCAATATGGGCCGCTCGCTCGCATCTGGCGGCGGCAGGCTTGCTGCGGCTGGCATTGGCATGGCGGCACCTATTGCCGCTGCCGTGCAGCAGGGTGCGGCGTTTGAATCGACGCTGCTCAACATTCGGGCGAGCACGGGTGCGACGTCGGCGCAGATCGACCAGATCAAGGCATCGTCTATGGCGATGTCGCAGGCTCTCGGCGTCGGGCCTACCGAGGCGGCTCAGGGCATGCTTGAACTGCTGAAGGCAGGCATGTCGCTTGATGCCGTGCTCGGTGGTGCTGGGCAGACGGCGTTGGAGTTTGCCAAGGTTGGCGAGATGGACGTTGCCCAGGCGGCTGTGGTGATGTCGGACGCCATGAACGTGTTCAAGGTGTCGTCCGACGTCGCCGCCAATGCGTTGTCCTCGGCTGCGGATGCGTCAAGCACGTCTATCGCTCAGATGTCGGAAGCGTTCTCAATGTCGTCTGCCGTCGCCGGCCTAGCGGGGCAGAGCATTGAGGACTTGTCGGCCACGCTGGCGATCCTCGCCAATGCTGGCGTGAAGGGCAGCGACGCTGGCACCAGCGTCAAGACGATGCTGATGCGGCTGATGGCACCGGCTGACGATGCCGTGGGTGCTCTTGACCAACTCGGGCT